ACGGGCCAGTTGGAACGCTTCGGGAGCCTTGTTGGTCACTTCGTCGCCAGCGTCGCGAACGGTCCACGCCACTTGAGCAATCGAGAACGCTGCCGGAGTGGTCCCGTTGCCCGTGTACGAAGTGCGGGTCATCAGCACGGGCATCTTCGCCGGGTCGGGCTGGTACTCAGGCTGCGACGGGGCGGGTTTGCGGGTCCAGCGGGAAGTGATCGGGATGCGAGCGGTGGTGGCACCCGTGCCCGCCGCAACCACAATGTTTGATGCGCTACCGCCAGAGAAAGGTCGGCTAGTGTCGGTTGGTAGCGACAGGTTCTTGTCCGTTGCGGTGTCAACCAGCGTTGAATACATCGTGACGGTCGCAGCAGACCCCTTCCACGGCGAAGTCACGCGGAACGAGCCGTAGCCGCTGCTGTTGGGAATCCACCCAACGAACGCATCGGTTTCGCCAAGGTCACGGAACGCCTGCGTCCATTCGGACGCCACGTCGTCCATGTCCTCGATGTCGCCGCTAGCAATGAGCGACGCGAACGAACGCTCAAGTTCGTACTCGCGGCCAATGCTGTTGAACGCAACGTCGGCGGTCGCAGCCAAGGCGCAACTGCGTCCGGGCGTGTAGGTCGGTCCAGACGCGGCGTCTGTCACAGTGATTTGGTCGTTGCTGTCCTTGGAAACAATCGTGACCATGCCAACCGACGCCGACGCGCCGTAGGTAACGCCAGTGCCAGCGGTGATGCGGAGTTGGTCGCCAGCCTCAAAGGTGTAGCCAGAGAACGCGCCGGTCTTGGTCAGCGTCCATGTGTCGCCCGTCACGTTCGCAGCGGTTACGCCGGTTTGCGAGTTGGCCTGCCGCTGGAACCACACACGGAACCGCTTGGGGTCTTTACCCGCGTCGTCCCAGTCCCCGCCTCGCAACTTCGCCCAGCCTGTCCAAGTCGGGGGGGTGTTGGTGTAGGTTGCAAACGCATCCCCGCTCGGGATGTCGTACTGCCAGTACCCGGCGTCAAGGTCGGTGCCGTCTTCCAACGCGCGGTGATACGTCCCGTCAGCCGGGCCACTCGCCACCATCACGTCAGCGTTCTTGTACGTCCGCTCAAGCGTGTACGCAGGGCTAGTCAGAAGCCCGGTCGCAACCTTCGTGTTGACGATGAACGTGCCGTCTGCGACGGTCAAGAATCGCAGGTCGGCGGGAGTCGCACCACCAGATGAAAGATACGTTTCTACGCCCGTGCCGTACGTCACAAGAGCGGGTGGTCCACCCTCTTCGAGCGGCCACACCCGCATCTGCGGTCCTTGATCCAATCCGTAGAACACAAGGTACTGTTCTGTCGCACTTCGACGAATCGGGTGCAGGCGGTAATCGCCGCCAGCGTTCAACAACGCGCCCGTCATGTCGCCGCTGAACCTGAGAAGCCCGGTGATTCTGCGGGTCAGCACCGTGCCCGAACGCTTGCGGCACCCGTCGAACGTGTCGAAGTCCGCGTTCTTTGCGTCCTCGACCGTGCCGGGGAATCGAATCGCTGCCGGTTGCTGGGAGATGCCACCGGAAAGCGTTGGCCGCGCGACAATCGCGGATGCTCTCGTCGCCAGATCGAATTGCGTCATTGCAGATTAGGCTGGGACGGAATCAGCGGTTGGTTCTGCGGGGCGGGAGGCGACATCGGAGAACGCTTGGCCGACAATTCGTTGACCGCACGAACCTGCTGGTACGCGGCGTCAACGCGGGTGTCGCGGCTGGTCACGCTCTGGAACTCAATCAGTGCGTTGTTCATGCACAGCGATTGCAGGTTGGGGTCGCGGATGTTGTTCACTTCCTCGTCCTCAACCACGGCAAACTGATACGTCCCGTCTGGGAACGTGGTGGTGCTGCCCTCGGCGTTGTAGATCAGAGCCGTGCCGTTCTGCAAGTACCAGTTGCGCCGTTCGTCGCGCCCGATAGGACGGGCGAAGATGGCGTTGGTTGGGGCGGTGATGGTGTTGGGGGCACCAGAAACGGTGACGGCAAACACTCGGCTCGTCTGCCGCCATTCGCGGGCGAGCGTGTCGCGTGTCGCCATGTCAAGGTAGTTCTCGGCCTGCCCCGCGTCGGACGTGCCGTAGGTCTTGCTGGGCCACGATCCGCTTGAATCAAGAGCCGACACAGGCAGGTGCCCGCACGCGCGCAGCATCTTGTTCACCAGTTGGAGTTTGGTGTGAAACGCCATTAGACAGTCTCCACAAAGATTTCAAGGCACCACGCGATTGCGTTGGTCGAACCGGATGGCCACGTAATCGCGAACGTCACGGCCTGCCCGTTGGTCAGGACGAGGCCAAGCGTGTTGCCATAGGGCGAGTTGCTGTTGAAGTAGGGCGTTGCCAGCGTCGTCGGAGAACCCGGCGCGTCGCAGCCCGTGCCGTACACGGTGAAACCGGCTGCGGTCGTCGGTTCAAGTTGCCCGAGCGTTGCCGCCGTTCCCAACGTCGCGGGCGTGGTGCCGCGCTGAATCGTGATCGTGCCCTTCTTGTCGTCGGGCTTTGCGTTGTCGGTCGTAAGGCTGTAACTACCGACCGAGATAACAGTCTGTGCATCGTCACACACCACGGCAACGCGCTGCGTACCGCCACTGCTTAGGATTGATCCCGAAAGCGGGACTCGAATCATTCTTCGTGCCATGATTGCTCCTTACCACGGCAGAGTGATAATGCCACCGCTGCCCATGTTGTTTCCGCCTGTGACGCCGCTAGAGGACGACGTGTCGTCCCCCGGAGGGCCTTGGTTGTTGCCGCCGCCAACACCGCCGCCGGGCGGGTCTTCTGTGTCGTCCAGTGGTGGACCGCCCTCATTGGGGCCTTCTGGCTTTTCCGTGATGTCGCCCGGTGGTGGACCGCCGACGTTCGGGCCGCTACTTCCACCGCCGCCTCCGCTGCCGTCAGTCCTTCGATACACAACCTGAGAGACATCGAGCGTGGCAAAAGTCCCAGACGGCGCGCTCCAATCTGGCACCGTGCCGGGGATGAGGAACACGCTTGACTCTTCGTCTTCGCAGCACTCCTGCGAATCGGGGTCGTACGTGTCAATGGTGATTGGATGAACCTCGGCACACTCAACAGCCGGGTTCTCTTGGGCCGCAATGCCCGCGTAGTAGTCGCACAGGAAGTCGAACGTGTCGGGCCGCGTCAACTCGAAGCCCGTGTAGGGCGAGATGACAAAGCCACGGTCGATGAGTTCTTGGGCCTCGGCAATCGTGAAGTCAGAGTCGCCGAATCGCGGGCAAACGTGTAGTTCGGTTCCCTGTGACGCCGTGATGTTGTTGGGCTTGTAGAAGGTCTTGTAGTTGGGCCACACCACCATGTAGGGCCGCTCGAACGGTTCGGGATAGCGAACCAGCAGGCCCGAAGGCGGTGCCGCAAACGACACGGGCCACAACTCCCCGCCCGTCTTCCAACCCGCGTCTTCAAGTGCCGCAAGGATCGGCTTGCGTGCAACCCCGTCTGCGGCGGTCGCCTCGCTTGCGTCGATCCAGGTGAACGTGAATCCGAGTTCCTTGAGCGGGGCAATCGCGTTCACGAAGAACGCCGGGCTTGGCACAACATCCGCCGTGGTGTCAATCGAAGACTGATCCTCGGGCAGCGTGTTGTGCATGATGCCCTGATAGATTGCATACTCGCGTCCTTCGGTCTTGAAGTCTGCGAAGTTATTGGCAAACCAGTTGGCAATCTGCGGGTAGTGATTGGTCCAGACGTACCACGTTGCAGCCGGGGCGTTCTCGCCAACCTTGAATCCAACGGGGTAGTTGACGCAAATGGTCGTCGCGCTCAGCCGCGTGGCCAACGCTTCCACGGCGGGCCACGCCGCCTCTGGCGTTGGCAGCACGTCGCCGCGAAGCCCGCCAGGATTCGTTGTCGAGTAGTTGTCGCCGCTGCCCCACTGCCAATGCAGATGCGGGCGACGGCGCGGCTTGAACGGGGCGGGCATTAGCGTCGCTCCGCGTCGTATCCGTTCCAGAACAGGCTTGTGGCGTTGTCGTGTGCCCCGACGATGTACCAGCCTTCGGGAGCAAGGGCGTTGCTGTTTGCCAGCGTGTCAACCGGCTTGCTCTGCATGTCGCGAACCTGCGCCTCTGCCATCGAACGCTTGGCCTGCGCGTCGAGTTTGCCGTACATGCCAGCCAGTTCCGGCGAGGTTGAGGACCGCTGGGCCGCAAACTCCGCAGCCGCGATGTCCACCACGGCGCGGCGAACGTGCATCGGCAAGCACTCGGGCTTGTAGAGCAGGCTCACGCGGACGCGCGTGGTGTTGGTGAACACATCGGTCTGGTTCTGGCGGTCGTACAGGAACTCGCCAACCTGCACCAGTTCAAGGTGCCCGCTGGTGTTGTCGCTTTCGATGAACAGAGTGCCAGCGGGAACCGCGAGCTTGCCGTTCACGTCGGGCGTGATTTCCTGATTGAGCCGATCCGAGAACGCCCAGCGATGGGCCTGCTGGACTTCGCGGGAGACTTGATCCAGAATCTCCTCGGCAGTACCCAGTTCCGAGCGGGTGCCCGTGTCGAGGCCGGGCGACGGATTCCGACCGCACTTGGTCAGGATCAATCGCACCATCTGTTGTCTGTTCATGGTAAAACCACCCCGGACGCTTTCGCATCGACGGGGTGGGGGTGAGGGAGGGCTATTTAGTTGTTGGTGCTGTTGTTGAGGCCGATGGAATCGACGACGAGGACGAGTTCGCCATTGATGGTCAGAACACAGTCCGCGTCAATGTCCGTGTCGGTCTGAACGCCGATGTTGAAGAACAACTTGGGGGTTGCGCTGTTGACGAACAAGACCGAAGACATGCCGCCAGTTGCATAGGCAATCTGGTTGGTAGTGTCCCAGCCCGCAGCCCCGCCTGTTTCCGCGTTCGCCAACTGCGTTGCGGGGATGACGTTCTGCATTGTGGTCGCCAGCGTGCTTGCGGAAGCAGTTGCCGTGCCAACGCCAAATCGCACCGAAGTGGCCGCGTTGTTGATGTTTGCGTCTGCCCCGTCCTTCGCAAGAGACAGCGTGCAGGCGGCGTGGTTGATCTTTGTAAAGGTGCGAAGACTTGCGTTGAACGTGCCGAGTTCAAGGCCCGCGTAGGCCAATGCGTTCGTCACGGTCAACTTGACGTTGTTGAAGCGAATACGAATCTGCGTGGTGGGCGAGTAGGGGTCGCTGCAACGAACCGAGAACCGACCATTGGCCGGGTCCGAAGGCTGCGTTGCCGTCCACATCGCCGCAATGTCCTCGTTGGGGTTGCAAATAACCCCACGAGATGCGTCTTGATAATTGGCGTTTGCCATTGGGTGTTTTCTCCAAAGCGGCGGGGGCCGAAGCCCCCAGCCGCGTCAAATTCATTACACTGCTGCGCGAGTCGAGGTCGTTTGGGTGTTGATTTCGATGGCGAACGCGCACTCGGGGTTGAGCGGCGCGATCGTCCACTGGCCGACGAGCGCGAAAGTCTCGGACAGGCCGAGTTCGTGCTTGTCGTACACGGCCATCATCGGCTTCTCTTCGGTGACGTGAATTGCACCCTTGCCGCCGTTGGTCGCGACCATGCCGAGCAGAACCGGGAAGCCGGTAGAGCCGGTCGGGTTGAAGTTCCCGCGAAGCGCGCTGGGGCCGTCGATGACGTTGGAGGCGGGAAGAACACCCGCGCCGTAGTTACCGTTGGACGGCAGCGTGCTTTCGTCGCCGGTGTAGCGGTTGACCGTCGCGAGGATGGTCAGGTCGAACGCGGGCAGGTAGACCGCCTTGCGTTGCAGGTTGCCATTGCTCAGGATGATGTTGTCGGTCGTGAAGGCGCGTTCGTTGCCGTACGCCTGCAAGCCCGCCATGAACTCTGAGTCGGCAATGGCAAGACGCTGGCCGGGTCCATTCGGAGCGTTCTTCTGGTCCAAGGTCAGACGCAGAAGTTCCAAGCACCGGAAGGTGTTTTCACGGGACGTAGAGCCGCCAATACCAATCGCCGCGCTGACGCAAGCGTTCAGAGAGCCGGGGTTGCCACCGCCTTGCGAGATGATCGTACCCTGATTGTGCGCCCACAGAGGAACGCCGCTCACGGTGATGGTCTTGGACGCGGCACGAGCAGCCAGAGCCAACGCGCGAACCACGCGACGGCTCTTGAGGATGCCCATGTTGTAGCGGTGCTGGCGACCCACGTTGGCCATCGTCTGAGCAGCCCACTCCACGCGACGAGAATCAGACTCGTGCAGCGTGTGCGCCTGATAGAGCAGGTCGTCGGCTTCGCGCGTGATGGTCTTGTAGAACTGACCGGACACCTGCCCGTTCATCACGTCGCCCTTGGCGAGCGTCAGCGGGGCGGGCGTTCCAGCGTCGAAGCGGTGGCGGTACGAGCCGCCCGGCTCGGCGGGAATGTTGGTGATACCAGCAATGTTGGTGTTGTCAAACACCGGCTCGGCCTGCATGGGCAGGTTGGTACCCTGCACATACATTTCGAGCAGCATCGAACGATCATCCGTAGAGCCGTCGTTGGCCCCAGGATTGATGAAAACTGCCATGTGTTGATTCCTTCTGAATCAGTGCAAGCGACACCCCGCCTGTGCCGAGGTGTCGCTACATGGCGCGTCCGTCAACCGGGTCGGCATGGCCGAGTGTCCGGTTCGTGGCGTGCTACTTTGCGGCTCGTGGGATCGCGTTCGCGTGCGTGGTACACCCACGCCTGCGACTGCACAAAACAACAAGGGGCGGTTTCCCGCCCCTCGCTTTACTTCTTGATGTTCTTCTCGAACGCCGCGAGTTTGGCTTTCAACTCAGCGTTCTCGGCTGCGACGGCCTCTGCCTTTGCCGCCGTCACCTTGGCGTCTGCAAGCATCTCGGTCAACTTCTTGGGCTTGCCGATTGCGGTGGCCTTCGCCATCGCACTCTGTTCGGCGTCGTGTTCGTTGTCCTTGGGGTCGCCCATGACGTACGTTTGGCCGTCTTCGGTGCGGAGTTCGACCTTGAACTCGATTGCCCCGCCCGCAACGCGGCTCATCCACACGTACTTGTCCAGCCCGTATTCACCCAGAAAGTTCAGCAGTTTCGGTTGTTCAATCGTGGTACTCACTTGTTCACCTTCCTGAAAAGTGCGAAGTCGCTGGCCGTCCCCTGTCCAGCGGCGATTCGCGCAGTCGCGTCCAACTTGGCCTTCCTCACTTCGTCATCACTGGCAGGCCCCGGCGCGGACCCGTTGATCGGCTTCGGACCCGTGCTTCCGCCGTACTTGCGCGTGTGGTGCTGCTGCAAGAGCAACGCCGCTGCGTCGAATGTTTCGTGGTTGCTCATCAGCCGCACGATGCGGGCGTGTTCTTCGGCTGGGACGTATGACTCCCAGTCCTTGCCGAGTTCGGCCAGCTTGTCGGCACCGCCCACGACTTCCGCCGCGCGACGTTCGTTCGCCTCAACCTTGCCAAACTCTTCCTTGAGCAACGCACGCATCGCGGGGATGCGCGTACGCGGAGGCAGGCCCTTGAAGTCATCGTGGGCCAAGGCGAGTTTGTCAACCACCGAATCGCCAAGCGCGTTGGCCTTGTGCATCCGGTACAGGTCATCGCCGCTGAAACCAGCATCCTTCAACACCTTGGCCGTATCGACCGGCTTGCTGGTGTCGGGTTCCTTCTGTTCCTCCTTTGGGAACATCGGCGTGCTGATCGGCTTGGCGTCTTCCTTGGGCTTGCCAACCAGACGCTCCGCGCTCTTGTACGCACGCTCCGCGTCGGCCACCGTCTTGAACGGCTTGCCCTCGCCGATCAGGTCGCCTTCTGCGAGCGGCACGAGGCCCTGGCTTGCGTGCAATTCACGCAACCCTTTGACCAACTGAGCCGCCGCGTCTTCGGGCGTAGAACCCTTGAACTTGCCTGCAAGAACAACCTCCTGCACCGGCTGCTGCTCTTTGGGCGCAGCATCACCCGCAGTAGCCGTAGCCACTGCCGTATTCGCATCTGCCATCACTTACCCCTATTGCGGCGCGAGTTGCTGTCGAACGACAGCACCCGCTGTACGGGCCGCTTCCCGCCCACCCTCCATCGCCGATTCCGTCTGTGCCTGCAACTGCGCCGCCGCCTGTGCTTCGGCCTGCTGCTCCTCACGAGTCTTCACCATGCCCGGCTCGAACACGTTGTTCAGTCGCATAATCGCCGTGAACACGTTGTTCATGTTGAGCGACGCCATGACATCCGGCCCCATCTGAGAAGCCAGTTGCACAACCTCGCCAAGCCTGCGAGCCTTGATCTGCTGGACAGCCAGCGAGGTTCCCGTGAGAACCTTCGGGCTGATGTATTGCTTCCACTCGTCGGGAATCGACGGGAGCAATCGCCGAATGTCGTGCATCACAACCGCGATCTGATGCG